GTTAAGTCCTGGTAATAGCTCTTTGAGGAGCTGTGCGCGTGATATAGCCATCGTCTAAACTCCTTATAAGCCAACGTTATTTGTCATCTGGTGAGCGCCTGGATTGAACTTTACAAGTACATCTGGGAACGCATCACTAGCAGGTGACACATGAGAAACGATGCGGAATGCTGCCGCAGCCGTTTTTACAGTAGCATCCAATGCAGATGTAGAGTTACCTGTCGAGGTAGAACCTGTCGAAGTAGACTGTACTGCCGCAAAGAATGTGTTTGTGCCAATGATTGTTTGAGCACCTGCACCATCAAGCTGTGCTTGGAATAATACATTTGGATCATCAATCACATAGGCTTTAATAGCATCACCGTTGGATGTACCAGTTGGATAATGCTGATCTTGTATCAGTTGACCTGAAGAGTTAACGTATTCACAACCAACGAAAACGCCTATTGCGCCAACGCCTGAAGTGCCTGATATGCTATTGGAGGTTAGGTCTGCACCTGAACCTGTAGCCAACGCAATGTACCCATCTGCCCCAATGATGACGGCTTGACCATAAAATAGGTTTGTACCTTCACCTGCGGGATCGATGAGATATTGGTTCGTAGAACCTGCATACGGCATTCCATCTGATCGTCTGATCGGACGTAGACCGTAGGGAGCTGCTGTAGTAGCCATGTCTCATACTCCTAAAAGTTTAAAATTACGACAAGCTACCCTTTCGAGTCACTTGCCAAACGAGTTCCGTGTGCTTCGCTCTGGTTTCAGAACTGGCATACGAGGGTCTGAGTTACGCAAGTAGCTGTTATCCACAGCATCCATTTGGCTTTCTGCCTGTAGGAGCTGTGCATCACGTCTAGCTTGCACATTTTCGGTAGTATTCTGACATAGCAGCAATCCACCGACCTCAATATTGTCTGTAAATCGAGAATCGATATCAGACACAACTTGAAGGTTTGGGTGTTCCTCTTTCCGAACAGGTGTCCATCCCTCACGAAATCTGGAAGATACATTCGTATTGTCACTGTTCCCAAGTGTTGATGTGCGAATCCAACGGTATTCAATACCATCTTTGGGTTCGGGGGTTGGTAACAACGAAGGTCTCGTCCACGACACCTTACGTTTTGACTCTTCACGAGTCTCTGTGTTGCGTGAGTTTCGGTTCGTCATGATTTCACTTCCTTCATTAATTGCGCCGCATATTGTTCATTTGACAGACCAAGTCTCTTGGCGAGAGAAACCTGCGTTGAGGTCAGTTGCACTTTGCGTGGTCTTTTGCCGCTTCTAGCAGCAGGGGCAACCACGTTGCCCGCCTGACGTTGGGGTGCTAACTCCTCAAAAGACCCATCGTCAAACTTATTCGGGAAGACGCTTCTCATAGCATCATCGATTTGATTATAGTACGCTTCAGTGTCTGGCGCAATACCACTTCTAATAAGTTTTTCATGAACGCCATAAGCATATCCTGTCATCTCAGGATCATACCCAGTACTGTGAGGCCCAAACCAAGAGTTTTTATTAGCCCATTCAATACCCATCTGACTAGGTTTTGGTGGCTGTTCAGCTTGTTGTTGGTACTGAGGTTGTGGTGCAGGCTTGGGTGCAGGCTTAGGTCTATATGAATCATACTTATCTTTTTCTACACTTAGCTTTGCAATAGATTTCTGAGCTTCTATCAAAGCATCAGGATCTCCTGTTTCATAAGCTGATTTGTAAGCAGCCTCAGCTTTTTCTAACTGAGCATCCACTCTACTTTTAGCTTGATTAACCAGAACTACCTCACCATCATTGATGGTTCTTTTGAGATTATCGTTCTCCTGTTTGATTTGCTCTGCGTAACGCAAAGCCTCATCCTGGAGTCGAGCAGCTTCTTCCTTTGCTCTTCTTTCCTCATGAAATTCATATTTTAATTGCTTAATTCTTTTTTGAACATTCTCATTATAATTTTCTATTTCTTCATCGTTAGGAATCTGTGGCTCACTGCCCTCAGCCCTTCTGGGTTTTCCCTTATCTTGCTCAGGAGTGTCATCAACAACTTCTATTTCAAAGCCATCATCTTCCTGATCTGGTTTTCCTTTTGAAGATTCAATAGCTTCTGCTACTGTTTCTTCTTCAAATTCTACTTCTTGTTCTGCTGCGTTATTCATGCTCTTGAATACCCCCTTGGATCTTCCACAACTGCCTCAACAGTGTCATCGTTAATAAGACGAAACTCTTTCCCATGTACTTTAAATCTAGTGCCTGAGTAAGATCGGAAGATTACAAAGTCTCCCTTCTTGCAATACGATCCATGTGGAAATTTTTCTTTATCAGCATAGGCATCTTCGCCTAGCTCCATAACAAAACCAATAATAGAAGCAGTCTCTTCTGATGCTTTAATCCCATCAGGCATAAGAACCCCACCTTCTGTCTTGTCGCTGATTTCTGGTACGCCAATAAGAATCTTGTATCCTTTTGGCTGTGGTAGTTTAGTAGCTACCTTTTCTTCTGTAGTCGCATTCCCTGTATACATTTTAATACCTTGCAGTGATTTAAAGGTTCACAGTCACCTTGCGTGGACATCCACGAATACTCCCTAATTTGGACAATAGTAAAAAATTTTTTAACTTTCAATATATCTTTTTTCTATGTCTTCTAAATCTTGTCGTATAATTTTTACTAGATCGCATCTTCCGACCAAACGATTATACGAACCAAGATCTTCTGCCTGACCAGATGCAAGATATGTCTTAATATCTTCTTCATACTCATCAAGCTTTCGCCCTAACAGCGAAAACACACTATCACTCATCTCCCTTTACAAGCTCCTTCGCTATTTCAATACCTAGTTTTGCGCCCTCTTTCTGGTCACTACGTTGTGAATTATCCAGATCGGTGGCTAGTTTTACGCCAAGACGTGCACCCTCACGTTGGTTCTCAGCGGAAATACGTTCCTGTTGAATTTGTGCATTTGAACTTTTTGCCATCGCATCAAGCTGCAACTTCTGCGTATCCATTTGAATCTTGTGCTCTAGCTCTCTTTGCTTCATTTGCAGTTCTACTTGTTGCATTTGTACAACAGGATCTTGTTGTTGTTGTTGAATCTGCTCTTGTTGCGCTTCGACTTGACCTTTCTGCAACAGCTTCTCTGCTGCTTCTTTTGCAAGCCTTGAGATCTCTACCTCTACATCTTCTGGTAGTGGTTGATCTTCGTTTGGCAATTCGACACCAAGCATCTTTTCCATCTCACGTCTGTACTGGAACGCAACATGTTCTGTAACATGCGCTGCCATAGCCGCACCAATAGCTTGTGCAAACGGTGACTGCCCTACAAGCTCTCGCATCTTAGGATCTTCTATCGCAGCCATGTGAACTGCTATGTGCGCTTCATGATCTTGATACTTGAATGCTTTGGTTGGCTCTTGCTTGAGCATCATCATGTTTTCTGTAACAGGATCAGCAGGCTTAATGTCATCAGGTAGTTTAATTATATCGCTTGCGTCCTGTATTCCCAAGACTTCTAGCATCTGACGGTGCAACTTGCCCATGTCGTATAGCTGAGGTGCTTGTTGAGATAGCTGCAAAGCTGCCTGATACTGCATAATTCTTTGAGCCATTGTTGCAGCGTTAGGATCTGAGACAGGTATAACATCTACTCGTGCATCAAAGTCTTTCTGCCTATCAAAGTCACCATCCATTTCATAAGCATATTCTGATGGCATGTAATCGCGTATAATCTTTGACAGCAAGCGTAGTTCGTTTTTCATGGCTGCATGCATACGAGCTTGCACACCAGACATAACTTTCATGCTGCGTTCCATTAGAGCGAGTGTTGTGCCTACAGGTGCTTGAGCATTTGTATCTCCAACCTGTATATCAGCAACGGAACCTATCCTACGTCCTTCTTCGACAATGTTGCCAAGTAACGAGTATAGAACGCCTGATGGCTCTTTGTAAGGGATGAACGTAATTGAATCCCGTATCGCACCACCTGGAACATCCACGTCCCTGAACTCACCTGGCATAAGCGGAGTGTCATCACCTTTAATGCGGAGACCGCGAGCTTTAAGACCCGCAGGCAAATTAGATAATGTACCCGCATCAATAAGTTGACGAAGGATCGAAGTCGCTGACTTAGCCAATCCACCAATGAGATGTATAAGACCTGTGCCGTAGAAACCCAATCCAGGTAGATATTTGTAATGTACGAAATGTAATCTTTTCTTTTTCTTTTCATCTTCTTGATACCAGTTTTTTCTTATCGCCAATACTTCTTTTGAAGACTTATCAATCGTTACAACGTAAGGTCTGGCTATTCCATCTGGATCATCAAACTCATCTGGCATGTTCATGGTGACATGCATCTCTAGAATTGTATGACGATCATCATCTTCTATAACTGCACTCTCTCCATCAAGCTCGTCGTACTTCTCCTGTATGTCTGAAAAGTCTGGCTCTGGATCAGGAAGATCTACTTCTCTATAAAACCCTGCAACCTGTAACTCTAGGATTTCGTTAGCTGTCTTCTTCATGATGTGTGTATATCTAGGACAGGAAGCCAGATCTGATGCGCCATAGGAAGCAACAAAGTCTTCTGCGGGAACAAACATAGCTACAGGTCTATCCTCTAACGGATCATAGTAAACCTTTTTGAAAGCAGACCCTGCAAGTGGTAGCTTGAAAAGCATTTGTTCCGTCTCATCACGGTATTCTGTCATCTCTTCAGTCAGAAGATAGTTCATTTCTGTTTCTATTCTGTCTGCCTGATCTGTCTTTTCTGGGGTTAATTTACCCATAATCTTGGTTCTTACTGGCCCAGACGCAGGAAATAACTCTCCCATTGCCTGTGCCTGAAACCTTACAACAGCTTCTGTAAGAACTGGATGGAACACACCAGATGCCCCTTGCCACGGTTGGCTACGATCTTCTATCTTCATTCCAAGAAGATCTAATCCTTTGACGTATGATCTTGCCCAGTCTCTTCTGGATTCACGATCAGAATTAAATTCTCCTACAAGTTCAGATGCCAATGATTGTAATTCAGCTTCATCAATAAAGTCAGCTAGGTTTGCGTCATGCTCTGGGCCTGTAATGCTTTCGCTTATATCCCCTTCAAAGTCTATGATCACACCACCGTCACCAGTATCTATCGATACAGCATCAGGATTTATAATCTCTACTTCAATATTTTCAGCATCCGTTTCTTCGATTTCTAGATCCGAAGGTTCCATTTGCTTTTCAATAGCCATGACTATCTCCTAGTAATACTCGACTGGTCTTTGATATTTTGGCTCGTCATCCCAGTCATCCATTTCGGCTCTCACCCAACCGCCTTGCCTGAACCTTAGCAGAGCTTGTGTGGTGGAGTCCACTAAATCATCATGATCCCCAGAAGGAAATGATGCACACTCTTCAATTACTTCTTCCGACCATCTAGTGGGAAGATACCATATTGAGCCGCTTGCGAATAGGTCTGTTACTGCATTTACTCTAGCAATCTTATCTTGTCCACGCGAAGGTGTAAACTCTGTTACTGGAATACCCATAGCTCTAAGCTCAAATATCAAGGGTGCACCAGAGGCTTTCTTCTCCACAATCATCTGATCAGGCTCAAACTCTTGGTACTTATCGTATGCTGCACGTTTCAATTCAGGGAACTCTAGCTTTTCTTTGTAGGCATCAAGCAAAATTACATTGGGCTTACCCTCAATGTAGAACACACCCCATGTTGTACAGGCACTGTAGTCTGATCTTTGGGTTTTAAGAAACGCTGTATCCCAAGATTGTATGATAGCCTCACACGGTGGCGGTCTATCGTTCTCCCATTCCTGCCACCACTCTCGTTTGATGAGAGCACCTTCCTCAGATGTGGGATCTTGTTGATACTGAGCTGACCATTTTGATACAGGAAGTTCTGCCTTTAGTGCATCTAGCTCATCTTGAGACCAGAACTCAGGCCATAGAGGTTTACCTGACGGCATGATCGCAGGAAACTCTATCACTTCCCAGTCATCCATTCCCTGTCTGTCTGATGTTGATTGTAAAATCTGACCAGTGAGATCCTTTTTAGACCATCTGGTCATCACAACAATGATAGCTCCTCCTGGCTGTAGACGCTGTCGTGGGCCTGATGTGTACCATTCGTACACTCTGTCGTAGACATCGGCGTTAAACTGCCCTTGTTGCGCGTCCTGTTCGCTGTGAGGGTCATCTATGATCAAAAGATCCGCACCTTTACCCGTAACCGCACCGCCAACACCAATCGCAAAGTAATCACCTCGCTTGTTTGTGTTCCATCTACCCGCAGCTTTGGAGTCTGATGACAGGGTGATGCCACTAAAAACTTTCTGAAAGTCTTCTGATTGTATCAGGTTTCTAACCTTACGACCAAATCCCACTGCCAGTTCTGCTGTGTGTGCCGTTTGAATAACTTTTTTTTCTGGGTACTTTCCAAGAAACCATGCAGGCAAAAGATAAGAAGCAAACTCTGACTTGGTATGTCGAGGTGGCATGTTGATGATCAAACGTTTTAGTTCGCCCTTGGCTACCCTCTCGAAAGCATTAGCCATCTTTTGATGGTGAGTGCCTGATATAAAACTAGGCCACATCATCCTCACGAAGCTGATGAAGTCGTCTTTGGAAGCAGATTTGTTTTCCACTTCCTCTAGTTCTGCCAGAAGATCCAGTAGTTCTACCTGCTGCTCTACAGGTAACTGGGATATCTTATCTTTCATTGCAGCAAGTTTCTGCATCTTTTCTCCGTTTGTAAGGTAGGCAGGCGAAGGGTGGGGTTGCCCACCTACCAAGAGATAGATAAGGGAGAATTTCTATCTCAAAATATAGTATATACTAATATATATATTTTAAGTATATATATATATTAATATTATATATATATTATATTATATATATTATATATATTACAGGAGGCACAATGACAGAATCTAGTGAAGCAGATGTTGTTAAGTTAAAACGCAACACGTTACTTGCAGAATCCGATTGGAAACAGGCAAACGATAGTTCATTAACAGATGATGAAAAAAATGATTGGTCTGTTTACAGTGATGCTTTGCGTAACCTGATGGTACATGATAACTGGCCTAATCTAAAAGATGCTGACTGGCCTGCGAAACCTAAGTCTACAGGTGAGCCTAAGCGAGCAAGAAATTCTAAAGGGCAGCTTGTCGGAGACAATCCTGACACGCCTGATATAAACGAAGCATGGGAAGGTGGGAAAGCACCATAATGGAACTTTCAATACCTATGATATGGAACATCATTGTTGCTTTAGTTGTAGTGCCTATGGGGTGGTGGATTAGTCAGATGAGCAGTGAGGTAAAACGACTCAACATCTTGCTAAACATGACTCGTGAGAGTTATATTAAACGAGAAGATCATCAATCAGAACTGTCTAGGGTGGTAGACCATCTGGTTAGATTAGAAGGAAAGATAGATAAACTAGCAGAAAAGGTCTGAAGACGGGAGATATTCGGTTAGGGTGTAGGCATCGATCCGATTAGTTGTGTCGCAATGGCAACAGGTGCTTTTAAAGGTCTCAAAGCAGCCATTGGTGCGGGAAAAGATTTACAACAAATGACAGGACAGCTTGCTAATTGGGGCAAAGCTTTCTCTGACTTTACAAATATAGAAGAACGAGAAAAGAATCCTCCGTTCTGGAAGAAGACATTCAAGGGATCTGATGAAGAGACTGCCATAGAGATCTTTGCTCAAAAGAAAAAGATGGAGCAAATGCGGGCAGAGATAAAAGATCACATATCTTGGACATATGGCCCAAGTGCCTGGAAGGAGGTCCTGTCAATAGAGGCAAGAATGCGTAAACAGCGCAAGGATGAGCTGTATCGTAAGCAAGAACAGGTAGATGCCATGATAAATTTTGCTATTGGTGCTACAATATTCCTAATAGGTGGGGGCATATTGTTTGTTTCTTTCTATTTTCTAGGTCAATGGCAGGGTAGGTGGTAATGAAATTAGTATTAACTGTTTTGTTTTTAATGTTTGTAGCAACATCTCCATTTTTATATATGATTTTTGGGAGTATTTAAATGTGGGTATTATTATGGGTTCAATTAGCAACAGCAGGACTGGAACACTACCATATCGGTAGCTATACCAAGCAAGAAGTGTGCGAATTAGCTAAGGCAGACGCCAAAGTCTTAGTGACTAGCGACAAAGCAAAGATTGTGTGTATTAAAATAGAGCTTTGAAATTAGTTC